AACCTCTTTCATCAAGGTGCGCAGGGAACTGAACTCGTCACCGTCGCTGAACGAAACGTCAACAGCGTTGTCTACCACTATGAGTTCAGGGTATGAGCCTTGTGTTTCAAGGTATACTTCTATCTCTTCGTCGATGTCTTTGAGTGTGGGGCTGGCATCGAAGTTCCATTTGATGTGGGACACGTTGTCCAGTAGCATCTTTGTGGCCCATTCGGAATGTTCAACCATCGCCTCTTCCATGATTGACTGGGGCTGACCTGTGCTCATGCTGAGTGAACGGATAGCCATCGTTGTTTCGTGGCTGTCGGCACTCGTGTAGAGTGTGGGTACACCGGACCTGAGGGCTATTGCTAGGGCCAAAGTAGACTTACCTGACCCCGGTGGACCAGCGATCATGCTGACCTCTCCACGGCGTATGGAGATTGACCTGTCTGACCACGACTTGAACGGCATAGGTATCGCCATGCCACCACGTTTAACGTTATGTATTGCTTTGTCTAAAGATCTCATGTGTCCTCCTTCAGGATTAGAGTGAGCAGTTTACACGGCCTCATGCTCAGGAGGGTCATCAACCTAGAAGGAGGTTAGGCTGGAAAGTTGTTGAACTCGGGTGTCCCACGGTTAAGGAAGTTCGGGGCGCATTGACCCGGTGTTCCCTTCGCTGTCGGACACATCCACGCTTTCCATGGACCCTTGGCACTCGTGCCACTACGCGGTGTCATTGGCCCGTGGGCACAGTTAGGTACTGTTGCCGAAGCAAACGGGTTAGCGTCAGGTGCTGCTGGTGTCGCTGCTACGGGTGGCGTAGGCCTAGCCTCATGGAAGGGTGCTAGGGGTGCAGCATTACCGACGTTTTTAGACATCTGAACGGCCTCTAAATCTTGAGCAAGGTCATCCATTAGTTCCGCTCGTGCTTCACGGTACTCTTCCATAGTGTAGCCTTGGATTGTTCTAAGGCTGTCTAATACTTTGACCGTCAACTTGTGACGTGGTTCTTCATGCATGCCTTGCTCCTTCTGTTAAGTCCGACCCGAAGTCGGGCAGGAATTGTTTATTCCCTCTAGTGTAGCACATGTCCTTTACTTCACAGTAGTCACACCAGTTGTTCGTGTTGGGAATAAAGATTCCCATGTCTATCGACTTACGTGCGTCCCTCAACCAGCGTGAAACCATCTCTGGCGGTATCTGATTGAGGTCATATATGGTGTCTAACACACCAGTCCTTGCCATCCAATACGACCCATACTCAGGTGATTCTCCGTATTGTTCTAGCATGGCTAGCCTATAGATCGCTAATTGTAGGCCAGACTTGGGTGACTTCCCTGTCTTCAGGTCAACAATGATGGTTTTACCTGTGTTGGTGTCAACCAACACGCGGTCAATGTAACCTTTGAGGACTATGCCTCCATGTAAAACCACTCCAACAGCAAGTTCAATCGCTGGTGTTCCATCTGGGGTTGTCCAAATGTCTAGGTGCGGGTTGGTCATGCGAAAGTTGTACCAGTTGTGTACGAACTCAGGCCCCTTGGCTTTCCACCAAGCGCCGTCTTCTTTGTTCGGGTACTTCTTAGATACCTTGCCTCCGGCACGGAATACTGCGCCTTCAGGCTTGGAGGCTACGTCTTCATCGAAGTACTTGTGGTATGCTGCAAGCCCTGCTTCGTATGCTCTAGCACTCATTGGGCCACCTCCTTGTCTTGAAGGAGTGCCCAGTCGATTGCTTCGCTTCCCGCGTGGACAGCCGAGCCGCCAGTGAAGTACCAAGCGGCTTCTTCAGCCTCTACGCCTACGACTTTCTTTAGCCGGTACTTCTCACCACACTCAACGAACATGGTGAACGAGGAGTAACTTAGGTAGTCCCTGTTGGTCAGATCCAAGGGGATTTCGATTAGTGTTTCTTGTTTTTCCATGGGTGAAACATAGCACATGGCACCTTTTGTTTCAGGCGACACGCCGTGTACATGTTGTGATGTAGGTCACACAAGCTGTCGGCGTGTCTGTTACCCCCGCCAAGGGGGGTGTGATATAGTTGCAGCACTCGAAAGAGTGGGGGCGAAACCTCAATGACCGACGGGAACGTTGCCGGAGGATTGGAGTTGCCACCCTAGCCTACTACGATTTTAACTCGTGGGGGGTAGGGGGGCATTTCCTAATTCGCTCCGGGAATGAGGTACGAGCGACAGCGAGTACCGAAAAAGGGGACAAAAAAGTCCCCCCCGATCCGAAGAACGAGGGGGAAAAAGGGCCTCTCTAAGAGGCTAGGATTCTTTTGCATACGATCATACCGGGGACTATTCCTAAGCCCTTAGGATGCCCGACACGCCGTGTAAACGGGGCTGAGGTGCCTACTTTAGACCGTCCTCATGAGTATGGTGCAGACACCACCATTACCACTACGATTCACACCATTAGACGGTGGAGTGTTCCTCGTGTACGCCACCTGCTCAATGTACGCACTAACCGACTCACCCGTCGTGTAGTCCTTGTAAAGAACAGGATTACCAAGGATCTCCATGTTCTTCAAATCCTGATAGCGCAACCATGCACCACCCACCTGACCATACTTGACACCCGTCTTGCTGGTCTCCCAGTCAAACATGAGGACAGGCACCTGAATGAGTTCGTTACGTCGCGGTGAAGGAACAGCCCTCACCTGATAACCGATCATCTTACCCGAGCAGGTGCATTCAACGTTTGATTGCAGATGGAAAGCAACATGCAAGTCAGGGGCAGCAGCAGGGGCAGCAACCGCCAGACTACCCTGACTGTCAGGCGTATCCGGTGTAGCCGTAATAATAAGATCCCACGTTGAAGGGTCACCAGTGTTAGTAACCGAAGCGTAGCCAGCGATATCTCCTAGCAAACCGTTCACACCGATAATGCGAAGGTCACGCCAAGCCTTGTTTTCCATAGTAGCAAGACGAATACGACCCGTCTGAATCCAGCCATCATCAAGAAACGTTGCCATTTGCCGGTACACGCCACTACCAGTGACACTGAACCACAACAAGTCATTAGAAACCGTGACGTTAGTAGCATTACCAGTGGTACCAGTGGGACTCACAAGGTCAGGTGCGTAAGCGAACGCAAGGTTCGCACCACCAACAGCCTGACCAAGGTTGATGCGGTACAAGCCCGCACGTTGAACGTTGTTACCAACCTCGCCCTTATCCCGCACCGTTACGTAAATGAAACTTCCCAAAGCAACAGCGTCATCAACAATGGTGTCTTCCCACATCAGTGGACCCATCACTATGCTTCCATCAGACTGCAATGAGGCGATCCGGCAGCCAGCAGTAGTACCCACCACCATGAAAGAACCAAGGTAAGTGTACATGCTGTTTACGGTTTCACTTCGGGGCATCTCAGCAGTAACAATAGGGATACTCAGAGTAACCAGACCGCCTGATTCCGCCACCGTAATGCGGTAAATGGAGGACAATTCACCACTGTAACCCGACACGTAGATGGACGTGGGTCCTTCAGCGAAGTCCGTCCACACCCAGTCAGGGTCCTCGTGAGTAAACAAGACGGTAGGTAGGGTAGTTCCAGCAGGAGACAAGTCAGCGATCTCGTAGATGGCATTGTTTTCTGCATACATTAGGCGAGACTTAGCCCAGCGAACCGTGCTACTCGTAACCGTACCAGCCTTGTCGTAAAGCAAAGCACCAGAACCCGTAGGCAACGTGCCCTTGTAGATCCCGTCAGAATCACATATCAGCCAAGACTCACCAGTAGAAGTAATAGAATTAATTGTGGCACTACCACCAGTAGTGATAGTTGTGGCAGTATCATCGTTAGCAACATGCTTAAGGACCGCACCCGAAGCGTGAATCACACCAGTACCCACACCAATAGTTGACTGCGTTGCCCCCGCATCAGCAAGAACCTGCTCAGTTTTCTTTAGCAAAGTTAACTGCCCCGGAACCCAAGGGTTCACGCCACCACTACGATGGTAACGGAAAGACGACTCGAGGGAATCAACCTCAAGAGGTTCAGCCGTAGACAAACCTGCACCATAATGCCACGACGCTTGAGACCTGATCCACAAGCCGGAATCTAGTGACTGCTCACCGGGAGACCGTGCCGTGTCAATACGTTCCTTGCGGAACTGAGAGGTTTCCCTACGCATAGGGTTCTCTTTAGACGTGGCGTAAAGGAAATCCAACCCACCAATTGACATGTCCCAGCCTAGGGAGTCTGGAGTGTACGTGCCGGTGCCGGTAGCGGCAGTAATTCCTAAACCTAAAGGTTCAACGACGGGTTCAGTGTAATCAACAGCCATCTAACTACTCCTCACATTGTTTACACGAGCACTGATCGCACTTGTTAGTAAAGTCGCTCACTTAAGAGCCTTAGTCCAACGCTTCCGCTGCTCACTGTTCTTGGCAAGAATGGGAAGAGGCCACACGGACCCGTCCTTCTCAGCGGCAGGAGTAAACGATATGTGTACATGCTGCCAATGACCGTAGCCGGAGCCACGAAACTTCCAGAACGAACTCTTGTAAGTTCCACTCGCCACTTGCCCCGAGTACACGACATGGAGTACACGATCAGAACCCTTAAGGTTACTGGCTGCATACTTCACTAACTGTCTCGTAAGTTTCTTTGCGTTGCGTCCGTTACGCCACGGTCCACGCTTACCAAAATTCTCATCGATATCGAGAGCATGGACCCATCCGTCAGAATCGGCATTGTGGAATGACGCTCGCTGTGAGTGGGCAAAATCACCCACCCAACCGTCAGAGCGTTTATCCCGCTTGGGATATTTAACATTCAGTTGGCTGCGTAAACGCACACCACCTTCAACAAGTTTAGCCATGATTACTCACCCTTCCGAAGTGATGCACTCTCAAGGTTGCCACGGCTAGTGGCAGCGACACTCATCAGTACGGACATGACGACGGCGAAGGCTGACACTGAGAACGCCTGTACCCAGTCAACTTCTAACACGCCTGACACGTCAGTTGCCCATAGGGCCAGTAGTGCCTGTGCAGCGGTACGAATCGCTCGTTCGCCTGCATCTTTCCAGAAACTTAATGTGAACATGTTTATCCTTTGGTTGTTGTTGATGTCCTCGCTCAAGGACAATGAGGTGTTGTCTTCGTTCATGGACACCATGTAAATCTCACATGTCAAATGCAGATTGCATGGTTAATTGTTTAGAAAACTACCCACAAGATAACCTGTGGTTATAATTGTGAGGCTTTACTTAAACGTGTTTATTGCCTGTTCAAGAATGTGTGTATTGCGTGGTAGGTCGCTTATGCGTCCTATAGCGCACATAAACAGGGTTAATGCCCCGTCTGCCTTGCGCTACTTCTCTAGATGCCACTCAATATGGTCATCAACCCTGTTGCGAACCTCGCGCACATCAGTACGGATC